GAGGCAAACGCGTCAAAGAAGCGCCCGTAGCTCAATGGATAGAGTACTGCCCTCCGAAGGCAGGGGTTGCTGGTTCGATCCCAGCCGGGCGCACCAATCGTGCTCAGACGCTTCAGCTTTATTGCTGCTTATCGCTGTCAGAGCCGTTACTCCCAGCACCACCGTTGCTGCAACCCCTGCGGCCCGCAAGCTTCCCAGCGCTCGTTTCCATATCTCCGAATGGCGTCCTGCCAATTGAGATTCAATTTCCGCAACTGTTTCGAGAACCGGTAGTTTTGCGCATTCAGCTAGGTAAGCGATTTCGCTTGCGTCGGGCTTCAATCGTCCTGCTCGCCAATCGCTTAACCGATTAGGGTGCATATCCAAATCGGTAGCAATTTCTTTCAGCGATCCACGGCCTCTTTTGGCTGCGTCCAGCAATTCTGGCAAGTCCATCGTGTTCTCCTGTTGACACTCACGGAAAAGTGTGAGATTTTACGTTCTGTCACGTATTTCCGTGATTTGTTACGCTTAACTGTTGGTCGTAGTCTATCAGGTCTGACTGAAAGGTAAACACGGTTCTGTTTCGCATGCGAAATCTAGCGGTTGTGCTGTCGCCAGTTTTGGTTCTTGCGGCGGTCGTTAATTTCGAACAGTTCGAGTATTTGGTCACTTCGTAGGTAACGGTCTATGGCGATTGCTAGTCCGATGCGTATTGATGCGATCAGTACAACTGTTGTGGTGAGTGCTGGTGAAGCGATGTCGAAGGTTTGCGTAAGTAGGGGTGCTAGCTGGATTAAGTGTCTAGCTGTGACGATGTAGTTGAGAACGATTATCCCTTTACGGGCCGTATCGTTGTAGTTCCATACGCCTCGGGAAAATATGACGCAGAGTATCGCGATTAAGTCTGTGGCGGCGGCTGTTAGTCCTCCCGTAAGGGAGTGTGAGACTGCCATGTTCAGTATGTATCCGTTGAGAAATAGGCCTATCCCCGCGATAAGGAAGCTGAGTGATGCGTACCTGAGTGGGAATGGTCGTTTGGTTTTGTCAGGATCGGCATGCATATAGTCGGGGCGCGTTGATTGGTCGGAAATGTCATTGTGACCCTGATTTTAGCTACGGATTTTAAGGTTTCTCGAAACTGTTACGGTTGTAGGTGTCTTGTAAGGATATGTGCGACTAAAACGGAGGTGATTTGTGCCTGCTTTCCGCGTTCATGCTTATTCGCCGCATTGTCATAACCGCGTTGCTACGGTCGACGTTAAGGCGAGAGATATTCCGGGTGCTCGTGATAAGGCCCGTGCTGAGTTGTACAAGCAAGGTCGTCAACCGAATTTTTTAACCTTGGTGCCGGTTGAGGTTGACGCGGCGTCTGCTGTTTTTGCGCTATAGGAGGTTGAGGTAGAGGGCTGTTGCTATTGCTGCAGCAATAAGTATTACAACGCTTGTGCGATGGAATCCGATTTGCCAGCTTCCGATTCCGATTATGTAGGCGATGATGATGGGAGCGGCCACGAATATTTTTTCTACTAGCGAGCTGTAATCTATTTGCATGGAGTGATTTTGTTGTTTGGGGATTGTTATGAATTTGACAAACGTGGGTATGTTGGTTGTTTCGTCGTCGGTTTTGATAGTCGTTTCAACAATATTAGGTTGTCAGTTGAACAGCTTACTTGATGTTTTTGTGCGGCGGGTGCGTCGTCGTTTGGCGCATAAATTGGACCGGCAATAAGTGTAATCAAGAAATTTGTCGTTCGGTAAATCTTTGGCGTGTGTATGGATTATGTAAGGATTTGTTGTGATGTCTGCTTCAAGTTCTGTTGTTCCTGTGTAGTTGTTTCATCCCCTCGTAGTCAGTCTGCGAGAACGTTGGTCAAGCCGCCGTCAGTCGGTGAGCGGGTTTAAATCGTAATGGCCGAGTGCCATATAAATAGTTGTACTAATTGAAAGGAAACTGAAATGAGCAAGCAAAAATTGACCGTCCTTCAAGTCATTCCCCGTTCGGGCATTGCCCGCGCTACTCAACGTCCGTGGGAAATTTTCGCCGCGCAATGCATCCTCGAACAGGAGTCCGATGAGGGCAAGCAGTTGCTGGTTGGCACCATCAATTTACCGAAAGACCTTAAAGACACGATTCCTGGCGATTACATCGCTGAATTCGCGTTCTATCAGTCGATGGATGGGAAGCTTGAAACGCGGGTTGTCTCGTTGCTCCCCCTCAATGCGCCTAAAGCCAGACCGGCTGCTGGCGTTTCTGTCCCGGCCTAAAAACCGTCGCCGCTATTCAAGGTCATTGAGTAGCGGCACTTTCCAGCCGCAAGGGGGTATGTGATGGCAACCAGGGCGAAGCGTCAAACCGAAGTGAAGCCGTTAAACGGTGATGTGTTTCCCGCGTCCGAAGGTCCGGCGCTGCAATTTGTGGCGCTTGATGCGATTGACGTGCGTGTGCAAGCCCGCACCGAGTTTGATGAGGCCACCATTGTTGAGCTGGCGGCCGATGTGAAGGCTAACGGCATGTTGCAGCCAGTGCTGCTGCGCCCTGTCGATGATCGATTTTTGTTGATCGCTGGTGAGCGCCGTTTTCGTGCTGCTCGACTGGCGGGCCTGACTGCGGTACCCGCCCTGGTCGGTGCGGTGTCTGACGAGCAAGCCGAAGATATGCAGCTTGCTGAAAACATCCAGCGCGAGGATTTGAGCCTGCTTGACGTTGCGGCTGCTGTACGTCGGCTGTTCGATCGGTTGGGCAAGCTCGATGCCGTAGCCCATCGGGTCAATAAGTCCAAGGCGTGGGTGTCGAAGCGCCTCGCCATGACCTATCAAGAGTTTGATTGGCGCGCTAGACAGTTGCTCGCTGATGGTGTGACCGAGGATCTGGAATTGTTGCAGTGCGTGTGCAAGGTCGGTGCATTGGACCATCTTGCGTCCGCTGACCTTGATGTCGATATTCGAGCTGGTAAGGCAGGGCGCAAAGAGGCGCGTGCGCTGCTGGCGAAATTGAAAAAGGAATTTGCGGAAAGAGTGGTAGTTGCAGACGTTTCTGAGCCGACTAAAAAACGCTCCGGCAAAGCGTTGCCGACTGCACCCGTGTTTAACGCGACTCACGCTCTCTGGCACTTGGTAGGTGAGTTCCGTGGCGAGAATTGTCGCCCGGTGTTCGAGATGGTCGACGGTTTCGACGCCGAACAACAAGAAGCGATGTTGGCATCGTTGCGAGCTGATTACAACCAAGGAACCGAGGTTGCCGGCGGTAACCCATTGCATATCGTTCGTCGGCTGGGTGCGCTTAGTGCCACGCATAGTCTTGAGGAACCGTCTATAGCGGCATTTACGCTCGGCGCGTTCGGTATGCCGTTCGAGCTGGGGACGGTGTTGTCTGAACTGCAACTCGCTATCAATTTTTGTTTCGCATGCGAAACAGTGAGCGGGGATTGATCGTGTTGAATCTCTTCCGGCTCGTGGTGCTGTTCGCTTGCACGATCTGCGCGACTGCTGCGTTCGCCCAGGTCTCGCCTACCGCGCTCAATGTGATCGTCTGCGGGCCGTTGGGTACGACCGGGGAGACTTATGCCTCTGCTGCTGGTCGGGCGGTGGATTGCGGCACTGACGCAAACGGAAACCAGCTTGTGCTGCAAGTCGATCAGTTGGTTGCCGTCAACCCTGCTACGCCAGACCCCGAAGCTTTCGATTACACCCAAGCTGCCGGGTTCTGGTTCTCGGCGTTCTCGTCGGTGTTTCTCTTGTATTTCGCTTCAAAAGGAATTGGTGCGGTCGTTGAATTCGTTCGTCGGCTGTGACATGCGTACCGGGCGCTTCCCCGGAATTTTGACCTTATGGGAGGTTGTTATGTTGAAAAATCTGTTGGCTCGTGCGGGTGTTGTCGTGTTGGCCGCTGCTCCGCTGTTGTCGCATGCTCAGTCGAGTGGCACCACCACGGCTATCGACTACTCTGGCCTGACTTCGCAAGTCGATTTCACCACCACCATCGCGGCGGTGATGACGGTTGCCGGTTTGGTCACGGGCCTGTATCTGGCCATCAAGGGTGCCAAGGTCGTAATTGGTATGGTGCGCGGGGCCTAATCGTCCCGCCTACTCTGTGCAGGGGGCGGGCTTCGTGCTCGCCCTTTTTGTTTCTATCCTGATAGGGGGCTGTCATGGCCGGTGCTAATTACGGGGCTATTTTGTCGGTTGTTGGTGTTCAGGTGGGGCCGCTTGTGCTGGTGGTGCTTGCTGTGGGCGCTGTGTTGCTTGGTTTGTACGCTGCACTCTTTGGCGTTGATCGTGTGTTAGGTCTGGTTACTGGGGAGGATAAACGTTTCGAGAAGCGTTATGACCAAGAGGTCAAGCGAAGTCGTAAGGCTAAAGCCGCTGAGGCGGAGAAAAAACGTTACGACGAATATGCCCTGCGGCGTGAGCGTCGGGCTGCTAATCGGGGCTGGTGATGGATGCGAATAATGCGTGGTATTTGATGATGTTCGCGTTCGGCTTGATGTGCGCATGGGCCGTTGTTAAAGGCATGGAGAGTTGATCATGAAAACCTTTGTCACGTTCGTTCTCTCGTTGTTCGTCCTGGCCGGGTCGATGGTCGTTGATGCTGATCTCAACGTTGTTTATGCTCAATCTGTTCCGTTGGGTGTTGGCGTTGGTCCGACTCTCGGCGAGATGGTCGTTATGAAAGCGCAATCGCTTGGTTATGCGGTTGCTGACCCGCGCATCGCGGCGACTGTTGAGGCGATTAGCCAGGGTGCCGCTGCTGCTGCTGCTGGTATTGCCGGTGCTGCTGGTATTGCGTTGGGTGGCGTGACGTGGGCGGGTTTGGGTGAGGTTGTTGGTATTGCTGGTTTTCTAGTCACTCCTACGTCTCTTGGTAACGATACCGTCGCACAGTGGCAGTTCAATCCGAATGGCACCATTACGGTGTCGTCGTCTGGTAATCCGGCTGTTGCGCCTAGTTTTCCTGTGTTGACGCCCGGTCAGCCTTATTGGTCTTCTGTTGCTAATGGCTCTTGCGCTGTGGGTTACTGTGGTAGTGCGCCCGATGCTGTCCTTCAGGCTTACAACCAAGCTTTAAATGCGTTAGGTGGTAGTACTACGTTCGGGGTCGGCGCTTGTACTGTTAGTTCCAACGGTGGGTCTGCTAGCTGTTTGCAAACCATGGTTAATACTTCTACGCAAGCGAATGAGGGTTCTTCGCCGACTACTTTTTATAAGGGTTTGAGTTATTCCGGCCCGGCCTGTGATCAGGGTATGGCAACAAGCGGTAAATGCACTAGCTATGTCGCTCCGCCTGCGCAGCCCCCGGCTGCTCCTGTTACTGAGTCGCCCGCTGCGGCTGCGGCTGGTGTGTCTGCTGGTGATGCTGCTGAGCCTTTGACGCCGCAAATTATTGCTGCAGAACTTAACGCGCTTTGGTCGCAAGCCGCGGCGTTGCCCGGATTCTCTGGTTTGCCGTTTCCTGTCGGTGCGCCCGTGTCTAATGCCGACGCTACCGCTACGCAAAGCGCTGTTGGTACTTCGTGGCCTACCGTTGGCGATTTTACCGGGCCTGCTAGTGCTAATCCCGGTGCGGGTGCTTCGCCGTTTGGTTTTACTGTGGGCGGTACTGTTACGAGCACCGGCACTGTCGCTGGGAGTGGTACTGGCGCTGGGACGACTACGGTAACGCCTGCTGCGACAGCGACAGATCCGGGTAGCGGTGCCCAGGTCAACCTTGGCCCCGATCCGGGTATTGGTCTTCCTACGCTTGAGCAAACTCCGTCTGCCTCCATGATCCTCGCGCCGATTCTTGGGTTGCTGCCGGATCTGCGCACATACGGCATGCCTTCCCACACGTCTGTTTGTCCTGAACCGTCGATTACCTTGTTTGATCAGGTGATTACGGTGACAACACAATGCGATTTGGCGGAGCAATTGCGGCCAAAGATATATAGCACCTTCGTTTTGGCTTTTACGCTGGCCGCGCTGTTCATCGTACTGACGGCATAGGGAGACAAACATGTTCGGCATTCTTGTTAGTGCTTTCGATGTGGTGTTGGGTTTTGTCTTGCGCTCGGTGGTCGCCAAGCTGTTTGCTTATTTCGTTATGTATTTTGTTACGACCGAATTTATCGGTGTGCTGCAAAGCGCAGGCATTCTGCCGACAGCTTCATCGCTTGCTGGTGCCTTCGGCGGAATCGGCACCGATGTTTGGTACTTCATGGACTTGTGCGCTTGTAGCTATGGCATACCGTTGGTGCTGTCGGCCTACGCCACCCGTTTTATCATCCGCCGCATTCCTATAATCGGGTGACCCTATGGCTATCAATGCTTATTGCGGTGTGATGGGTTCCGGCAAATCGTTCGAGGTTGTGTCCGGGCCGCTGCTCGATGCGGTCGTCGCTGGCCGTCGCGTCGTCACAAATATCGACGGCGTGAATGAGGAATTGATTCACGATTACCTGCATGAGAAGCGCGGTATTCCCGGTGATCGCCTGGGCGAAATCGTGCATGTCCGCACCGATGACTTGCTGCAAGACAAATTTTTCCCGGTTGAGGTCGAAGGGGCTGGCGGTGCGACTGTTACGCCAGGGTTCGTCAAGCCGGGGGATTTGGTGGTCGTGGATGAGGCCTGGAAATTGTGGTCTACCGATAAGAAGATCAGCAAAGAGCATATGAATTTCTTTCGGATGCACCGGCATTTCGTGCATGAGGAAACCGGTGTTGCGTGTGACGTGATTCTGATGATTCAAAGCATCGGGGATCTGCATCGGTCGGTTAAGGCCGTGGTCGAATTGTCGTTCCGGATGACCAAGCTTAAAAGCGTCGGAATGTCGGGCAGCTACCGTGTCGAAATGTACGAGACGGCCAAGCAGACGGCAGGCACCAAGACCGGCACCTTCGTTAAAAGGTACAAACCGGAAATCTTTCCACTGTACAAAAGCTATGCGGGTTCGGGCGGTAACGAAAGCGTGGTTGATAAGCGGCAAAACATTTTTGCGCGTAAGTCGCTGTGGTTTATCGCGTTCGGCGTTATTGCGATGATGATTTGTGGTGGTTGGGGCATGTGGCACTTTTTCCATCCACCTATCAAAGCTAGTCGTATCCAGGTTAAGGGGGCGGGCAAAATCGCGGTTTCCAATGAGCCGGTGGCGCCAGAAATTCATGGTCCCCGTACCTCGGACGAATGGCGCATTGTGGGTAGCTATCGATCTGAGGGTATGTCGTTTGTGGTGCTGGTCGATGCAGCCAATCATTTACGGGTTGAGTCGCCTTCTGAGTTCATGGGGCGGGGCGTTTCGATGGTCGGCACGGTGGAAGGGCAAAGAGTTGCTATGTGGTCCGGTCCCAAGCCGTCTACATCGGCTGTTGCAGTTCCTGGGGCTCCTAAATGATTGCAATCGTGTTCTTGCTGTTGTTCTTCGCGGGTAAGGCGTTCGCAGTCGAATCGCTGCCGCCATTGCCGCCCGATATGCCGCTTCCGGCTGCTGTCGTGAAAGCTGTGTCATCCGCTGCTGTGCCGCTTATGGCCCTGCCTAAAAGCTCCGGCGCACGCATCGATCTACGCTTTGTGCCGGTCGCCCAGGTGGTCGATCTGATCTATGCCGATCTGCTTCAAGAGCCCTATGTGCTCGATCCTGAGGTGCTGGCCGATACGCGGCCGGTGTCGTTCCGCTTCGATAAGGCACAGGGCGACGTGCGGGATTTTCTAGGCGCATTCCTAGGCTCGCTTGGGTATGAGGTTCATCGGCGTGATGGCGTCTACTACGTCTCCAAGTCTAAGGATGCGCCTGATGAGGTCGACAAACAGACCTTTGTGTACACGCCGAAATACCGGCATGCGGATTACCTCTCTCGTCTGGTGCAGCCGCTTGTAAAGGGCCACTTTACTGAAAATAAGGCTGTGGCTGCGCCAGAGGGTGCGAAATCGGCAGACGATGTTCCGGCGACGTCAGCCGCGGGGCAACTCGATCAATCGACCGATGTCATGGTGTTCCTTGGTTCGGCTAAGGAAGTGCAAATTTTGAATCAAGTCTTGCCGCAATTGGATACGCCGGTTGGCGAGGTCGTGATTCGCGGGTGGGCTTACGAGGTTGACGATACGAAAAGCGCCAATTCTGGTTTTAGTATTGCGGCCGATTACTTTGGGGCCAAGCTGTCGGTGGGCAGTGGCTCGACGTCGACCGACAGTAATGCCTTTCAGATCAGCGCCGGCCGCTTGACTGCGGCGATATCCGCGCTCAATGCTGACTCGCGGTTTAAGGAAGTGTCATCGCCCAACGTGCGGTGTATCTCCGGCCAGGACGTGCGGCTCAATGTGGGCCAGCAGGTGCCGACCGTATCGAGCGTGAGTTACCAGGGCACCAGTGGCACCCCGGTTCAGTCGATTGATTATCAGGATGCGGGTGTGATCTTTGATGTTCAGCCGCTCGTCATGCAAGACGCTATCGAATTGAAGGTTGACGAGGAAATTTCCAGCTTTGTCAGCACCACAACCGGCGTGAGTGGGTCGCCTACGAAAAACACCAGGTCGTTAAAAACGGTCGCCAGTCTTAAGGATGGCGATGTGATTGTGCTCGGCGGCTTGATGCAGGACGACGATACGGCGGCCAATAGTCGCGAGGGCTTTTTGCCCTGGTTCCTTGCTGGTCATACCAAGTCAAAGGCGCGCACAGAGGTTGTCTTGGTGTTACAGGTCCAAAAAATCTAAGGAGGTGGTGATGGAACATATTTCTGTTCGGGGTGATCCGCGTGTCAGGCGTGATGTGCTGGTGCTTCTGTGTTTTATAGGTTTGCTAGTTGTTTCGTCATTCACATTTTTGTCGTTGGTCAAGTTGATTTCCATTGTGCCGGGTGGTGGTCCGCCGTTGTCGTCGTTTGCGTCTGTACCTGTCCGGCAGTTTTTTGGTGTTGTTATCGATATGCTGTTTGTGATCGTTGTGCTTGGCGTGTTGTTTGCATTTTTCTTGTTGTGGTTAGGCCGTCAGATCGTTAAGCGTTTGCGTCGGCTTCGTCGTCTAGCGTTGGGAGTATCCGGCTTGGATCGAAGCGTTGGAAGCTCGGACTGTCTGCGGAGTTGCGCCCTATGTCGCACGGCCAGTGCGGCCCCGCCGGATCGAGTAGCGGGTGCAACCACGGGCGGTAATCGCAGGCTAGGGCGCTTGCGGAACCGCCCCTCACTGTTGGCATGGTTTTGATGTGCGGAGCCGCGTAAGAGGCTGTGGTGAGGTCGAAGACGGGTGAGGAGGGGCAAGATCAAGCGGCCCGCCTGCCCGCAGCGGAGCGAGGACAGCCGGGGCGCGCGAAGCGCGGCCCCTAAACTTGTATCAGGGACACTTAACGTACGAGATAGCTGACAAGGGCACGGGCCTAGACACCACAAGGCTCTGTGTTTCTTGAATGGTTTTTGAAAGGTCGGCGATCGCAGCAGAAAAGCGTTTCGCCAAAAGAAAAGGCCCCGGTCGTTATCAGCGACTGAGGCCCGGTACAGCAGCATTACAAGGGCGGTTGCAATGCACGAAGAAATTATAGGCCAATATTCCCCGTTTCGTCGAGAGTGGGTCATTCGGGGGCGGAATTTTGGAGAAGGGCAGGTAGAGGTGACGGCGGTACGCACGGACCGTTACATTGGCGCACAGGGGATGAACCTGATGCCCAAGGCTAAACGGGGCGAGTCACTCAACAGCGATGACAACCTGATGGACTCGGCTAAGCGTGCGAAACAGCAGGTGCGCATGCGCTGTAAGGCCATCCAGGCCGACCGGATGATTACGCTGACCTATCGCGAGAACGTGACCGAGAAAGCCCGCCTAAAGAAGGATTTCGACGCTCTGCGCCGTCGACTGGCGAGGCTGGGGCAGTTTCACTATGTGGCTGCACCGGAACGGCAGAAGCGCGGTGCGTGGCATCTGCATGTGGCCGTCAAAGGACGGCAAAACTACAGGCTTTTGCGGTCGATCTGGCAAAGCATCGTCGGCGTGGGCAATGGGCAAGTGAACGTGCGCAATCCGTTCAAGGAAAAAGGCTTGCGGCACAAGCTGGCCGGATATCTCGCCAAATACATCACCAAGGATTATCAGGAACACGAGCTAAACGAAAAGCGATATTGGACTAGTCGCGGCATTGTGGTGCCGGAAAACATGCCGATTCATCACATTGGCTCTGACAGCCCGGAAGAGGCGCTTAACGTTGTGTTCCAGGCCGCGCTAAAGGTGGGCGCGACGTTAGACCGGTGTCAGGTCTACTGGCGGCAGGAGTTGGGTGTCTTCTGGTTATCTACCCGTGAAATTTAGTAAGGTGATTTTGTGGTCGAATTGTCACAGATGATTTCGTTTGCATGTATGACGGGTTGTCCTTTGAGATTATCGATGGTTTTTCCTTCGTAAAAACATTTGCCTGGGTGTGGTAATGACGTTTGATGACGTGATCGGGATTTATTTAGCGTCGAAAAATCATCGTAGTAAACAAAGGGATTTATTTTCTTTGCAGCGTCTA